ATACATTCTCTTTATAGTTTCAACTGAAATAGGTTCTCCCTTTGCTAATTGTTGTGCACGAACTTTACCAACTTGAGTTGCACATTTGTTGTTGTTCTTCTCATTTAGTTCAATTCCTTTTTTCGCATTTGAACGAATACCCTGGCTATAATCAGAATAAGATTCCATCTCTATCCTTTCACCCTTCTTAAACCTCTTATCCTTACGAATAAGCGCTTTAATTTGTCCGAGTAATACATTCACCTCATTTTCACTTAGCTCATCTATATGCTTCTCTAAATCGATTTTAGAAGCCTGTACTAAAGCATGAGTAAAAAGACCTTCAATACTGAATCCTTTTACTTTACCTTCTTTTACATAGTCATTCCAAACCTTATCATCGGTAATCTTAAACATACCAACCCAAGTTCCTTCAGGCAAAGATAAACCATAGTTATTTGATTTATCTAACTTACCATCTTTAACCCAGCTTTCAACTAAATGCACTTTACCATTAATTGATTTATCGTGCTCGATAGTAGCCTTATCAGTATATTTTTTCATTAAGTAGTTTTGAGCTAATTTCTTAACTGTATGCTTTGAGAAATAAACATGATATGGGTTACCTTCACCATCTACTCTTAATATACGCTTTTCAGGTATAAGGATTGGACCAATAAGCATTTTTTGCTCATCATCTACCTTAGCAAACTGAATTACTTCTTTATCAAAGTAAACCCAATTTGATTCAATAGCCGGGGATTCCACGAGAGATATCGCGAAAACTTCGTCTGTATCATCTTCAATTCGTAATTCGTATAATAAATCTTTCATACTATATTAACAATTTCAAATTTAAAAATTATCATCCACCCGTAAAGGTAGCTGCTCTACTCGTTCTTCTATCTAATGCCTGTTGTGATGATACATCACCACTAACTACAAAAGCACGTACAGGTCTTTGAGCTGCTGATAGTGTTTCAGCTATTTGTGAAGATGGATTCATACCACCTGTTGTTTGTATTTGTGGTGCTGCTGCTCCTGCTACTCTCGGTGCTGCTATTGATGGAGCGCTAACTGCTGAACCACCACCTCCACCTGGAACACCCGCTTGTGATGCCGCTTTGTTAATTTCAGATATAGATTTAGCCGCACCTGCTACTGATGCTGCAATTGATAAACCTGCTGATATCGTGTTAATTGCGACCCATGGCGCACCAAATGTTAAAGGTGAGGCTGCTACTGCTTTAGCGTTAGCTATACCTGTATTAGCTATAATCTGTCCTATTGATGCAGCCTGTTGTATGATTACACCAGCGATTGCCAATGCGCGATTTTTACCAGCTATTTGGCTTAGGAATCCACCAAACTGCTCGAACAAACCAAGGTAAGCCATATTGATTTCATGCTTAGCTGCCGCTGCTGCTTTTTCAGTTGCTATCTCTTGGTCTGATATTACCTTTCTAGCATCAGCATACTTCTTTCTTATCTCTGTTTTCTGGAACTCTGTAAGTTCCATATTTTGTAATTCGGTTTTTTCTTGTTCTGCTAATATAGCTCTTTGTTCTCCTAAACGAGCTAAATCTTGCTCAAAATCAAATTCAACTAATTGATTCTGTCTATCTAAATCTTCTAATCTTTGTTGTAATCCAACTAATAAGATACCTCTTTCTTCTTCTTGCTTTTTAAGTAAAGCCTCTTTATCTTTTTTATCTTGCTCTTCTTTCTTCTTAGCTTCCTCATCATCGTACTTCTTCTTTATTTCTGCAAGTGTAATACGATATTGTTCTTCGATAGCAGTCATATCAGTTCTACCTGCTTCTGCTAATGTTTTTCTTTGTTCAGCTAATTTTATTCCTGCTTCATATTCAGCTCTTTCTCTTTCAGTTAATGTAGCTTTGAATGCTTCTAATTCAACTGCATCTGCTGCTTCAGCTTTCTTTAATTGTTCTTGTCTACGTTTCTCTGCTTCTGCTGCCGCTTTCTCTTCAGCTGCTTTTCTTTTAGCTGCTGCATCTGCTGCGTTCTTATTTCTTTCTTCTAAGTTTTCTTTTTCAGTTTTAGTTTGTTCCTTTGTACCTGCTTCAAAACGTTTGTATGTATCATCAAATGTTTTACTTACACCTACAAATGCATCTTTAATGCCTGCTGCACCTTCTTTAAGTGCATCAAAATCTAAAGTGAATACACCTTTTAATATTTTACCTACCGATACACCTACGTTCTTTACTAATGTGAATAGAGAGTATAAGCCTGAATAGAACATACCAATACCCTTTGTGATGTATGGTAATGCTGATGTTGCTAATTCTATAAACGCATCTAATACGGGTTCGAATGCTCTAAATATACCACCTAAGATTTTCTCTAATGCAATCCACAATGGTTCTAATTTCTTCATCGCAGTTTCACTCTTAGTGAATGCTGCAACTAATCCACCAACTGCGGCTACGATTAAACCAATAATAGATGTTTTTAGAACGGCATTAAAAGATGAGAATGTCTTTTCAGCATTTCTAATACCTTGTCCTAACATTCCTAACGGACCTGATGCGTTTTCTAAGTATCCTAAGAAATCATCAGATGTTGCATTTGCATCTTTAATAGCATCATCCATGTCTCTGATTTGCTGAGCTACTTTATTAAACTCTGCAGAACCAGCGGCAGTTTCTCTCAATTGCTTTTTTAATATTTTTAAATTAGCAATTGTAGGCTCTAAATTCGCATCTACATCAATTTTTACTTTGACCCTTTTCTCAGCCATGTGCTTCTAATTATTTTTTTCCAACCATCTTTCCATCTGATTGGTATTTCATATTTTCCTTTTGCTATTTCAACTCTTTCTGAAACACCATAGTATTCAGAAGCGTTTAATAATTCTATCAATGATTTCATCATATATGAATAACAATTTAGTTTTATTCTATCAGTTACTAACAAGTAGCTCCTGCAGTAAACGGTCCACATCCACTTAAATTTCCTTCTCTCGCACACGTTATATTATAAGTTTGTCCTGCTGGTACAAATGCTGATTGTTGATTTCCATTACAATCTTGCCAAAATATAGTACAACCTGCTATTGCCGTATATGTGTAGTTTCTACAAACTAATGATGGGCAACCATACTGACCCGTTGCTGTAATCGATACATTTGCTCCACCTGGATTTGAACTATATGTGTTTACAATTGTATAATCAGCTCCAGCGTATGTTACTCTTTCATTAGTTAAGAATGTATTTTGTAAATACGATGTAGTAGTTAGTAATGTAGATGTTGCACAATTTTGTATTTGATGCCAAACATAAACAGGTGAAGGCGTTAATGATATAACATTTGATGGACTTGATTCAGTACCACCACTACAATTAGTTATTATTCTATAATATGTAGTTACAGCCGGCGCTGATAATGTTCTAGGTGATGTACATCCTGCGGTATTACTATTACCCCAACTTATACCATCGGTAGATGTTTGTATTGTAGTTGCAGCACAATCAGTACACGTATCACCACCACCCAATGTAAAGTTTAATACAACGCTTGAACCACTTTCGGTTACTGAATTAAGAGTTGGTGTACAACAACTTGCCACAATAGGAGTATTTTCAGTTGCACTACTAAATGTATCTGCGATAATTGGACCTAATAATTGTAAATTACACGTACCATCTTTTAAACTATAATCATTTATAGCTCTTAGGTGATAATATGAACCTCTAAAGTTTACAATATCATTAAGTTCCATTTTAACATAATCAGCTAAAGGAATAATTGCAGAGCAATTTAATAATCTCGTTTTTGGATTATATAAAAGAGAAATATAAGTTTCCCAATAATTTGTATAAAGTGAGCCCGATGGCATCACACCATAAGAAGGATTTTCATTATTAAAAAGTAAAGATAATGAACCTTCAGTTGGAAAGCTACCACTAACTACATTATAATTATCAAAGTATGGAAATGAGCTTTGCGCTTGTGTTACACCACTATTAGTTAATGAACCGCTTTCTATATAATATTGTTCACATTCAACCAATCCATTATAAAAAAATAAACGTGGTAAAACTCTCGATGGTCTGTATGTAGCATCAGAGATATAAGTTGGTATGTATATAGGAATTTGTTGTGACATATATTATGGACAATTATAGAATGAACTAATGTTACCATTGAAATCAATGAATGAAGAATACTTACTATAATAGTAAGGGAATCCCCACTTCCAATAACTATACCCACCATTGAATGGAGTAGTTAAAGAAGAATCAGTAAATAATCTAGTTACTGCAGCAGGATTATTTGTATCAGCATATACTATCGTTGGGAATGAATAAGTATTAGCACAAGCGGCTGTATCACTACCATATCCGGCGTTACCAATTACATATGTGTAAGATGTAACAGGCGGTGTTATACCACCAACGGAGCCAGATAAACCTGTTCCTGCTATTCTAATTAATGGTGTAGATGCAAATGTTGTTTTAACTTCAAACTTACCTTGTGAGAAGAAGTTTGTTGTATCAGTATAATATGTTTTACTATATTCTCTATTTGCTTCTTTACTGAATTGTTGTGAAATATAATCCTGGTCTAAAGTATCTCCAAAGTTTAATTGGTTTACAGCTAAGTTATTAGCTGGAATTACTTCAATCTTTTCATCTAAATTAATGTATCTATTAAAATCTCTTACTTGTCCTTTTTTGTAAAAATTATTAAATGTTTCTATTATAAACTCATTTGATTTAGTTTTATTAGGATAAATTACTAAGTTAAACTTCTTTTGTAAGCCTGTAATAAAATCAATTTGCTTAATTCCATTTGTACCATATGGCATATTAGATGGAATATCCATAATTCTACCATCAGCTGCCTGATTCACTTGCGTAATTTGTAAGTAAGATTTTGTAGTAGAATTAGGGTCAATAGTTACAGTAGGTAAAGTACCTGTTGCAACATTTGGTCTTTGTTTTACTTGGAAATAATAATTACCCGCAGGAATACCATACAATTTGAATTGTGTTTGTAATTCGTATGTTGTATTGATACCACCCGTTCTACTATTTTGTAATTGGTCAAAGAATACAATATAAGATTGTAAAGCAGTTAAACCATATGCGGTAGAACTACCTGTTTCAATCATTTGTAATTGGAATGTACCATTTGCACTAAATGTACCTGGTATGTTATTTACTGAACAACTTATGTTTAGATTAAGGTTTAATATACCATCTAAATTAGTTGCTTTTTCTATTTTATAAGCACCATTATTATAAAATCCTTGCTCATCCGATAATTTATTATACCAAGGCAAAGTAACAAAAGTATTTGCTGGCATATTAACATCAGTCATTCCACTTCCCGATATTGCACCTACTTTTATTTTACCATAAGTTTCTAAATCAACTTCATTAAATTCAGGATATTTAAGTGCATAGTTACAAATCATATACACATCATCCATAAATGGTTCATTCATAAACGATGATGAGTATGTATATCCTGCTTCTTCAAATATTGCATCTAATACTTTTTTTACTCTAATAGCAGGCTTAAAGTTTTGCACAGTCAATGCACCATCTTGGTCATTCATTCCAAATGTTTGGAAATCACCTGATGCATATTGATAACCACTACCATAATCCGCTAAAGGATAAACTATATCACCATTGAAAAGATTACCACTCCAACTTGATGTAATAGCATTATAAGATGCAGTATGGTTATATTTTGCTAATGAAGTTAAGTTTGTAAGATAATCTCTATTGATATCTCTACCAAATGAAGATAATGTACCATATATTGTTACTTCGTATGAATCAATAAATTTATTAGCAAGAACATTTACTTTATTTAATTGTAAATACCCATTTGATAAATAAATTGAGTCAAAATCAAAATATGCAGGCACCTTTATATTTGTTGCAAAAAGGAATGGTTCATCGATACTGATATCATAAACATGCTCAAAGAAAGCGTTGTTTATTTTTGTACCTGGTAGCGTTATTTGACGAGTAAAATCAGATGGAAGCACACCAATATCAAATAAGCCTGTTACATTATTTGATAATTGAATATCTTCATCAGCAAATAAATCCAATTGTTGCCCATTAGCAACCAATCTAAAGGTAAAGGCTTGCGTTGATATAACTCCCATTATAATATTAATTTATAGCTTTGACCAAAATTAAATTCGAATTGGTATTGAATTAATTTATCTACAACACCCGTTTTGAATGTCATATTTTGTGTTGCTATTGTTATAGGTCTTATTACATTATTTTTTGAATCAACCCAATATAGTTCATCTGAAACTAATAATTGTTTTATAATATCATTCCAATCTTCTGTCAGCCAATTTGTATTTGCTAAAAGAGATTGTTTAGAATCTGATACATAGTTTAATACCGAACTATCAGTCGGTTGATATGAGAATGTAGAACTTTCCCACGTTCCTATTTGTGGAGAATATGTTCTCTTTTCAGTTTGGAATGATTGTCTACTTACTTCATTCATATCGATATAATCAAATTGACCATATCTATTTTTAAATGCAATTTGTTGATTTGGATATTTTGTAGGGCAATCTATTTCAAATCTTACTCCCGTTCCTACTGGCGTAGAACCACTATATGCTTGAATACTATACCAATCCAATGATAAACCTACAAATGCTCCAAATGGAAAGCCTACGTTAGCCGGTCCTTGTGGATAGTTTAATATACACAAAGATGTTGTTGTAGCATTTTCGGTAATTAAATCGGTAGCAGTTCCTACATTTGAATTATAAACAATTCTATCAGGAACAGTAGTACCTACATTACCAATAAAAACTCCCATAGTACCAACATCAGTATTTAATACTGATTGTGTTACAGGTCCATCGGTCATTAATGGCCAAAATGGAGTTTTATTATATATTTGTTGTCCGATTGGTTCTGGAAATATACCATAACCATCCAATGCTCTATAAGTTTGTGAACGAACATGCGAACCTGTTACATATACACTACCTGAAAGATATTGCCAATAGAAATCAACTGCATAATACATTACGTTTGAAGAATTATCAATTCTCAAATCAGTTAATGTAGAGTTTATAATTCTATTTAAGTCGAAAATACCAACTGTTGCGGTATTTGGAAACTTTAATATTGTATAATCAGCTGTTGAAGAAGATTGGAATAAGTTACCTTGCCAATAGTATAACTCACCTACATATTGAAATGAAGATGATGTATATACAGGCGTATTTTCAGCCACCGTAAATATAATAGGTGATTGAGCCAATGAGCAAGATGCAGGAGTTTGTGTAATTGAAATCGCCATTACGCTTTTATTTTAAATAACCAATAACTCTAAAAAAGTATTGGATGCTACATTAAGTCTTTAAATTCCCTATCTACTGCTTTAGCAATTTCATCTGCTACTTCATCAGCAATTTGATTGACATATTCATCAATCATTTTTTGTATTTGAGGGTCATTCAATGCTTGCTCAGCAAAGTTTATTGATTTAGGTACGTTTGGTGTTTTACCATTTCTGACTGTAGATGACACGTTAGGGTCATTCCAAAACTTACCATATTCTGCACCTGGTGGCGATACATCTAATTCAAATTCAAAAGAGCGTGTTGTATTAGTTTTAGATTGCTTAATCATACCTGAAGGACGATTATAATCTGCTAACTTACGTTTTAGATTACCAGTCTTTTTAGGTGCTTTTAAAACAGCTAAATCCCTAATTCTATTTGCTATTTGTGCTAATGTTGCCATAATTACGGAACTAATGAAGATGTAAAGTATCTATATCCCCAAAATGCTCCTGTTGTATCTTTCGTAATACTACCAAGGTTGTTAGCTATTGTTGTACCTACAATATAATTTCTTTGTTCCCTATTAGCAGTCGTACCTTCTGTTCCAACTTCATTAGAAGTAAGAATCGAATTTCCTTTGGTAATTCTCCAGACTTGTGGCTGATTACTTAAAAGATTATTACTTTGTACACCAGATTGTGGAGCCCATTGAACAGGCCATTGAATATGATTTGTAGTACTAGCAAACGATTCACTTACTGATGGCAAGAACCAATCATTATAACCATTTATACTAGCCGTAAATGCATTTGCAGCAATTGAAGCAGTAGCAGGTGTAAAATTTCTTAAAGCTTGCGTATTACTTGCACCTGTTCCATATGCTTTATTATTTATATTAGTTATAGTACCATAAAATCCCCATCTATTCGTAGCAGGTAGTACGGATGATGTTGCAACTGATGCAGTAGTTATAATTAATCCATTTTGATTTGGATAACTTCCTGTAACATATATTACCATTCCTCCACCTCTTAAATCTCCAACTTGTAAACTTCCTGAAACTATTGGTTGACAACTACCTGAATTAACTTGCTTAATTACTCCCGAAGGTCCATTATCATTTACGTCTATTGCTCCTGATATTGGCATAACAGCCCAAGGAAAAGAACATACAAATGAACCGGTAGATAATGGTGTAAATGGTCCTATTGTTATCGCGGATGATGATGGTTGATTACATGGAACATATCTTATATAAGTTTCTGGTGCCGTTGATGTTTGATAAAAGAACTCATAACACGAACAAGATTGACAATTTGTTTCCAAACATACTCTATCTAAATTAAAATTATTAACTGTTCCTGTGCCAGAAAAGTTATAATTTCTTTCTGCAACACAAATTCCTTGATTTACAACAGTTGATGATGTGTATCTTATAATTTGTGTCACTTCACCATTACATGGTTGGTAAGTTAAATCAATATACTGACCAGATGCAATTGTTAATTGAAAATCCAAATAATTACAATTGCAAGATGCAATTACATTACCACTTCCACCCATAAACGACAAAGGAATATACATATTATATTAAATTTTTTGTTGATGCTGCAAATAAATTTGTAGTATCATATGTAACAAATGTAATTATATCAGTTGCACCAGATATAGCTGATGCTGAATATGCTAATAAATTTGGAAATTTAATGTTTGATGGGTAAGTTAAACTACCAGTCGTTGCAGGTTGTAATACTTTTAAAGTTATTGTTTCACCTGGTTGTATATTTGTGGCAACTAATCTTGTAGTAGCTCCACTAGCTAATGTTAAAGTAAAGAAGTTACCCAATGAACAATCCATACTTGCAGTATTAGATGTGATTGTTAAAGGTACTACAACTCCTCTTACACTTCCGCTAAATGTTGAATTACCCATTACATTTAATTCAACTGCTGCTGAAGATGAAAGTATTAAACTTCCTGTTATTGTTTGGTTACCATTAAATGAATTACTTCCAGTCGTTGCATAAGAAGCAGTTGCTGCTGATAATTCATTTAATCTAGTTATTGTAGATGATGTAAATGATTGTAAAGATGAAGTAGCAAATTCTAAACTTCCTAATCTTTGATTTATAGAAGAAGTATAAGAATTAAATGAAGAAGTAAATAACTTCTGATTAATTTGATTTTGTAAGAATGATGCAGTTGCATCTAATTCAGCTTGTGTAGCAAAATCAATTTGAAGAGATGAACTCCAACTTTGTAATTCAGTAAATTGAGAAGATACGGAAGAACTAAATGGCCCTTCTAAAAAATCTAATCTACTATCAACCGATGTTGAAAAGTTTATATATGTAGATGAAGTAAAATTCTCTAATGAATCTAATCTACTATCTACTGAAGTACTAAAAGGTCCTTCTAAGAAATCTAATCTACTATCTACTGATTGAGAGTAAGTTGTTACATTACCAATTCCACTAATTGTAGAAGAAGAAATATTTCCTTTAACATCTAAATTAGCAGATATACCCATAGAACCTGTCAAAGAAGCGCTTCCTGACATTATCACGGAACCGATGAGGGTTTGTGTATCCGAAACCTCATCTCCTAATATATTGCTCCCTGATGAGTAAATAATCGATGATGATTCTATTAGTGTTACTACCTTATTTGCGGTTAAAGTACCAACTACGTTTAAGTTATTTCTTACTTCAATATTAGAAGCAGTAATATCATTTGTGAATATAGTATTAGCTCCACTTGCAGTAAATGCTGCTCTTAATGAAGATGTATAATTTTCAATGTTAGTAAATTCAGACCACAAAGATTGTGAGAATGTAGTTACGTTACCTATACCTGTTATAGTTGATGAACTTATTGCATTAGAAACAAATAGAGAACCTGTATTTCTTTGGCTTCCACTTACTTCTAAATCACCATTAATTCTTACATTATCATTTACAGTTACCTTACCTTCAATATCAAATGTACCTGATATAATAAGATTTTCAGAAACTTCTAAACTTCCGTATATGCGTGCAGTAGGTGAAGTTCTACCTGTGAATGTATAAGATTGTGCTATTTGTGGAGATTGACCTGCCATTGTAATATAATAGCCGGATACCGATTTAGATACAGCTGTTACTACACCATTTGTAACGTTAATACCATTACATAACCAACCAACTTGCACATCGGCAATTGATGGAGGATAATTATCAGATTGATAACTACCAGTCACATATACAGTATCCGTAAAAAATGGTTGTGTTGAGTTTGTATATGCCGGAGTAGATGCAGTAAAGTATGTATTTAAACTAAATGCACCACTTAATTCAGTATCACTCATTACATTTAAATTTAATGTAGTTACTGAATTTGATGCTGATATATCACCTCGTGTATTTACTGATATGCCTAATCCATTTCCAAGTCCATCTTGCAATTCTACTAAAGTAGCTGAAGCAGTTCTATCATTACCTAAATGAATAAGTGATGTATAACTTTGTGAAATGTATTGATTTGCTAAACTTCCCATTTTATATTATTTATCTTTTAATCGTATTGCCACATTCTATATGCTACCGCAGAACCGGATGACCAGTTTTGAGGTGTTGTACTCCAAACTTGCGGATTAGCCCATAATTCACAATACTCACACGTTCCAAAATCAACATATGGTAAAGCAAGTATTGGCAAATTCACAAAATCAAAATCGTTCTCACCATTAAATGTATCTACAATAGTATAACAATTGTAGTCATAGTAGGTAGTGATGTCTCTTCTCGCATCTAATATATATTTGCTCATAAAGACCTGACCTATACTACCACTTTGGTTTAATACTGCCTTATATCTTTCACCCGTATCACACTCTTCAATTATATAGCCACTTCCCGAAGGGTTAACTAAAAAAAAAAGACAACGATTTTTATCGTTGTGAGTAGTTAACTCAAAGTTGGCTACCCACCCCGCCAGTCCGTTATTAAACCTATCGGAGAAGGGTTGACAAACAATATCTCCGTTTACTTCGAATCCCTGCACCCCCCTCTGTGTGTATGCGGTTAAATCGTTTAATACTGCAAGTGTGTTAGCGTGTATATCAACCATATCATCCACTCCATAGAACGGAATTGTTTGAGCGTTTGTGCTACCTGATGATTCATTGTTTAATAGTTTCTGCTTATCAGCAATAGTTAACTGAACTGTAAAAGTAGTTGTTGATGTTTCAAATCTACTATCAGTTATTAACACATTACCCAACGGATATTCAGGATACTGCTTATCATCAATCGAATCAACATCACCATAGGTAACGGATTGAATCGATGGATGGTTCTTCATTATTGTCTTAAAGTAATTTAAAACATTGTAATAAAGAGAGTAGTTTACGCCTGTGTTATGTACAATTTGTTGATTAGCCATAGTTTATTATAATTGTATTCCCTGGAAGTACTGATTGTCCTGCGCTGGATATATCTGCGTTTGATTTCCAACACTTTGTAAGTACTGCGGAATATTGTTTGAGTATGCAATCAAATAGTTTTGTAATCTCAACGCATAGTAGTCAGCATTGTTCTGAGCTTTCATTAATAGGTAATCTATCTCCGATTTTGATGGAGCGACGCCTTGCTCACTTTGTTGCTTCACAGCGCCATTAGATTTGAATTGTACTGAACTGAATGGAATATATTCTACACAAGCATACCACAAAAGTGTATATTTGATATGTTCATCCATTAAGTCCTGATAGTATGAATCCAATGTACTAAATGTATTTGTTTCAATCTTTGATTGTAGATATTCGAATAGTACTGTACCTAATAAATTCTTTAAGTACTTATCCTGCGCAGTTCTACAAAATGGTAATAGAGCATCTGCATCTATCGCACCTTGCAGTGGACTATTTTTGATTATATCGTTTCTTGTTATAAAAAGTGCGTACGCCATATGTTTAATTATTTAAATTCTTTTTCGAAAAATGCTGACTTAGTTCCAACTCTTCTTATCAAATCAATTTCATCTTTATCACTATTCATTTCAGTTATAGCAACATCTTCGTTTGTATCTACCGGCTCATCCTCAATAGTTGCAGGATTTTCCATTGAATCATTTACTTCATCCTCAACTTGCTCAATACTCTTATCAGTTTCTTCAGCAGTTGTTGAAAGAATTACTAATGGAGTTAATTGCTCAAAATATAATTCAGTATCAGCGTATCCACCACACGTTAATGCGTAATCAATTGCATTTAGCAAAATGTTTTGGAATGGCATGATTGTCATTGTTTGCATAATAGAGAATGCCGTTTTCATTTCTTCTGATTGAGAAGAGAATCCATTGTTAGCAGTTCTAATACCAAACAAAAGTGGTGATGTTACTCTATGCGATACTAAGATTCTGTCTTGCGCATATTCCGCAACATACTCAAACTTTTCGTGTAGATTATCGATACTAATTGTATCAACGGTTGGTTTTGTGGTGACATCATCGTTAAATGATAACATAAATCTACCAGCGTTATTTGTGCCTGTAAACTTAGCCTGTAATAAATCCTCAATAGTTTGTCTTTCTTCCGGTGCAGGTACTCCATTGTTAAAGTTTACCATAACCATTGGTAAGAAACCATTTGTGATATTACTTAAATGTAAATTACTTAATTCAGCTTCACTAATACTGAATTGTAATGATGAAACATAATCAGGTAATGCATAGTAATACAAACCTGGACAATAATGTTTGATATAAAGAATCTCCATTTTTTCATTTGATGTTTCAAACGCAGGAATCTTCTTTTTATCTTTTACTTTTCTTTGGTCATTCCAATCAGTACAATAATAGTAATTATCTATTCTCGGAGAACCATATAGTTTTTCAGCACGTAATGTTTGTACTGGTATGTGATACATTTTAATTATCTTAGTATGCTCATCGTTCCAATATACTTGGAATGCAGCATTACCAAACAATTTAAAATCAAATGATACTCTTTTTAATTCCTCTTGCGGAAGGATTTTAGCTAAAGTATTATTGAACTCTTCTTTTTTAGAGTAAATACCTTTACCAAATATCAAATCAGCAATACCTTCGATGGATGCTGCATTAGTTGTAGAGTGATTGTAAGCGGCTGTTACTGCATCAAAGAAATCATCATGTCCATAAACACCAAATGGCACCCAGCTATATCGAGTTTTTGTATCTTCCTGAATTACAGGAAGTTGGTTTGTGTTTACGTTAACTACTGAAAATTTTTGTTGTTGTTTCATATTAATCCATTATTATATATCGATTCTCTGATTGATGAGAAATATATTGCTTATTTTGATTTTCATAAACGCTCTTATCAGTACTTTGAGAAGCATATACCTGAATAGAGCCGTTCCATATTGGTTCTAATGAGCCACTATTGATTAGTGTTGCTCTATATTCTTCACCAACAATTGCACCACTTATGTTTAAAGAGAATGATACATATGATTCGTATGATTCGTATGTTAATCCACTAATTGATGCAGTAAAGTTTTGTAGAGTTGTCATATCTTGCAAACTCATAGTGAATTGAGAACTGGCAGTAGGCTGTGTTCTGAACACATATTGATTGCTTTGTGATATAAAATATGCTAACATTATCTCGTATTTATCTTGTCTTTATCTATAAATAACAACTACGGAAGTATAAATAGTTAAAACAAAAAAAGGGTACTACCGAAGTAATACCCTTTAATATTTTTTAGCTTATACTGAATTAGCTATATACGATAGTTGGTTGTGCTGATAAACCAGCGAATGGGTTAGTAGTTGTACTACCACTCAAAAATGCTGCTGGCAATTGCTCCATACCTGTGAAAGTTACTGAATAACCATAAAGGTCACCCATTGCACCCCCGGTTTGGATAGTACCTGCGGTAACATCTGCACCTTCTCTTTCACCAACTAACAATGCATCTCCATTCATAGTCCATACAACGATTTGAGGTCTACCATAAGCCATTAGCTTTAATTGAGTAGTCATTTCGTTAGTTAATTTCTTCAAATTAAGAGTTAACTCTTGAGAGAAGAAAGTAGTACCATTATCACGAGATGTGTTTACAGTTTCAGTATATGAGCTGTTTCCTTTTAATTCGTAGTAATATACAGTCGAACCCGAAGGTAAAGCGGTAACTTGACCACTTCCGTTTTTAGTAAAGGAGCCAGTAGTGTAGTTAATAAAGTAAACACCGGCTAAACCGCCTACTGATTCTTTACATACTTCCTGACGTCCTTGCGTTAATAAACAAGCCATATCTGTTGTGTTTTAAATTTTTAAAATTTGGTGGGAAGTTTGCGGCTGTCCCACCATTTATTTTTTAGTTAGTTAGTTACTATTAGTATGCACCATAGTAAACGATGTCCTGACCGATACCGAATTGAGTACCTGCAGTATATCTCATAATTATTCTATAATTTTGAGAACCATCGATGTTTGCCATGTCTAACACTCTTACTTCATTGTAGTCAGATAATAAACCTGTACCGAAGAATAAGTTAGATTTTTGAGCTGCAACGATTTTAGATGCACTCATACCTGGACATAATACGATTTCAATACCATTGAAGTTGAATGGTTTTTCACCAACGTTTAATTGGTTGTTCCATCCGTTAGCACCTACTGCTCCACCTGCTAATGCTTGTTGGTAAGCTTTTGCTACGTTTGTTGGAACGTATAACAATAAGTCTTCCTTACCATATACAGTATCAGGGATAGTATCTACTACAGAGTTCATTACTGATAATACGTTTGCTGAAGTGATGCTACCAGAGATGATAACTGAACCGCTTCTTGCTGGCAATACTGCTCCAGCTCCACCAGCTGCAATAGATGCAGATAATGCAGTTTGGAAACCAGGGAATGAACCATTCGCTGTTGTACCTTGCCAAATTGCTGTTTCAGTTGCTTCTGCTACTTTACCACCAACGTAAGATACTAAATAATCGTTGAAGTTCTTTGGAATTTCATCGAATGCAGAGAATCCTAATTGTAAAGCTTCCCAGCTATCTACAAATTCTTGCTTACATAATTCCAAGTTAACTTGTAGTTCCTTTGGAGTTAATACTCTTTCAGAGATTGCTACAGAACCTGAAGTTACGAAATCACAACTAGCATCTTGTACGATACCAGATACGTCTAATTTTTGGATTACAGATTTGAACTTAACATTTGGCATGATAGTTACTAATTTGTTATCCAAAGTTCTTGCACTTAACAATGCAGCTGCTATATAGCCAGATGCTGCCTCACCAGCGTAAGTTGTGGTGATAGTAGGAAGTGCGAAATTTTGTTTTGCTTTCATTTTTCCTTTGTTTTTTAAATGAGTTAAAATATTTTTACTTATAAAGTTTAGATAAGAAAGATGATTGTGTGTTACTCACTTTCTTACCATATGATTTTGATTTTTCTGCTGAAAACTTAACACCTTCTTCAATTGGTGCTCCGTCTAATTTAGGAAGTTCCATTTCTTCGATATCATCTTCTTCTTTGATATCAGCTTCTTTGTCTACTACTTCCTCTTTTACTTTCTCCATTTCCATCATCTTCTTTTCCATTTCTTCGATACGATAAGCCATTTCTTCAACTTTCTTTTTCATATCTCCAAATTCGATTTCGATAGAACGTTCTTCATCCATTGGTTTTTCATCATCAGCAGGAATAGTTTCAACTTCTTCAGTTTCCTCTGCCATCATAGTGCCAGATTTAACTTGACCTGTTTGGTCTTTTACTTCGTTTGCTTTCTCCTTATCGCCTGATGCTTGTGGAATATCTTTTACTTCAACATCTTCTAATTCAACGTTTTCTCTTTCAACGATTTTACCATCTTTAGTGATAACTTTGATAAGAACTTCGTTTCCTTCAGTGTCTTTTAAAGATAACTCATGCTCACCATCCGGTGCAGGAGTTTTAGTTCCATCTTCTGATACTACGAACAAATCTTCACCTACATCGAATGTAGCTGATTCTACGATTGTTCCATCTTTCAATTTTGCGTAAGTTAAATTAACTTCATCAGTTGATAAAAGAGTTAATATCTTACTTAGTACTTTTTTTGCGTTCATAATTTTATGTTTTCTAAATTATATAATATATAACAACTTCGGTTTGAAAAGTTGTAAGTTTTTAAAATCTTGTTACAAAGTTATTGTAAATATTTGTCAAATCGGTTGTACTTAATGCCGAATTATAATGTAAATACGCCATCAAATATCCATTAGCATATCTATCACTTACTGCATTATCAAATCCAATATTTGCAGTTCCTGTTCCAGTTCCACTTCTATCAAAGTTTTGTGTTTGAGTTGCAGAGCTTGTGTTTCCATCTAAATAAGTAGTAGCAGTTGTATTGGGTGAACTATATGTTACAACTTGTCCGTATTGATGCCAAATAGTAATATCGGATGGAGTTGATGTTGCTGAAAAGAATGTACTACCTCCACCTGATGTATTAAATAGAATTGGACAAAATCCTTTACTTCCACCTAAAAATGCAGCAAGATATCCATTGTTACCTCTTAAATTTGGAACACCTGTATCTTTTGAGAATGTAGAATCTATATTTTTCCAAATTATAACAGTAGATGTATTTGATGTAAATGAAGCAGTATAATCTATTCTTTGAGAACTAGCATTATTCAATCTTAATATACCACCATTATCAGTACTAAATGTTGGTGAGTTTACTAATGTACCATTATTACCATTTCCGCTTACATCATTAACAGTTGTACCACTTCCACCATATGAAGATGGATTTCCAAAATCATATATAGCGTACGCACCAGCGGGGTAATTAAAAGTATTACCACCCGCTGCTGCTTTTATTATTTGTCTATTAAAACCAAAGTTTTGAAATATCATTATACTAATGCTTTAGTTGCTACTAAATTTACTTTAGATGTATTGAATGCTACTAATGAAAGGATATCAATACTTCCTGCACTTCCACTATATGCACTTCCTGATGGTTGTGCTACGTTTGGTGAGAATGTAATTGATGAACTTGCACTTGCACTTACAATTAAAGTAGATGTAGTTCCTGGTTTAATATTTGTTATGTTTAAGTGTAATGGAGTTACTGATGATGTTACTTCAAAGTAACTAGCTAAATTAAAATCAATAGATGCAGTATTAGATGTAATACTTGCTGAAACAACATTACCTGCTACACTGCCTGTAAACGATGCACTACCACTTACGTTTAATGTACCTTCTACAAATGTGTTCGAACCACTATCGATTAAGAAACCAGTCTTTCTAGTCGCTTCACCCGTACCTGTACCTACTGCGAATACCGTTTCAGCAGTTTGGTCTTTTGTTCCATCAATTGCATTCCATCTACCAACATATACTGAACCCCAATCACTTCCTGATGTTGCTGTTGACCTAGTATTAGTTCCTAATGCTATTAATCCTTGTCCAATTAATGCTGCAGAATTAATTTGTGCATTATCACCATTTAAAGATGCAGAGAATACGTTAGCAGTACCAAACATACTAGCGTTACTAATTGTTCTACCAGGAGGGCCTGTAAGTGTTGTGTTGGAGCCTGATAAGAATATAGTATTGGAAGAACCAATGAAAATATTACCATTAACATTCGATACTACTTGTGAACCTGTTGTAGCGGGGAAATAAGAGTTATTTATAGTTAATCCACCCTGAATATTATTACCACTAAAACCGATAGATGAACTATCCATATTCAATGTAGCTGTTCCACCAATGATATTAGATGATGCAACAACTGATGCAGATAATTGAGTTTTAGATGCTACTGCACTAATAGTTCCAGCTAATATATTTGATGCTAATGTTAATCCACTTACTGCTCTTTCAAAATGATTTGTTGCAGATGTACCTAAATTGATTGTACCTCCTCCTAATATGTTATTATTAATATTATATGTAGATGAACTAACAGGTCCTCTTAATGTTAATGGATTTGCTGAATTACCAAAATAGTTATTAGCTATTGTTGGTGAGAATGCCATACTTCCACTTATTTGTGGAATTGCTACTCCACCACCTCCGACTGCTATATTACCACCAGTCATATATCTTTTAAATCCTGCAGTTGGTGCTGATGGGTTAGCAAATATATTATTACTACCTGATACGATTGTATCACCAGTACTTGTATTTGATTTGAATATTAAGTTCGTATTACCATTTATTTGCGAAGAAGTAATATGTGAAAGAGCTGCATATGTTGGAGTTGCTGTTGAGTTACCAATTACTAAACTACCTGATTCAGATAATAGATAAACTTCACCTTGTCCTGTACCTGATACGCTATTAATTGTTTGAACTCCTATAAAGTTATTCGAACCAGTCGTTGCGAAACTACCTGTATCTATTGTAGTTCCAAATGATGATGTGGCAACAGTTGTAGATACACCACTTGCGTTACCAACCCACACATATCCTTGCTGTAAAGATGCGGTAAATGTTGAACTAGCTTTTAAACTACCTGTAATATCTACGTTACTATTTACACCTGCATTAATTACTAATGGTGTAAACATTGTTACTCCACCAACGTTTCCTTGGAACTCAACAGGGTTATTTTGGAATGTTGTAGTGTTTCCAGCTGCACCTGCTAATGTAAATACTTTAATATTACTTGCTCCATCTCTACTAAATGCGATATCACCAACACCTGGCACTAATTGTACATTGTAATAAGATGAGCCACTAATGAAACGAACATTAGAACCATCGCCAATAGATAAAGCAGTTGTGTTAGGACCTGAATAGAATCCATTAGATGCTGATACAAATCCATTAACAGTTTGATTGCCAGTAAATGTATTTGAGCCTGTTGTAGCGTAACTACCAGTTGCTGCTATTAAACTATTTACCTTTTGGTCATTACTTGCAGTATATGCGTTAAATGTTGTATTTGAAACTGAATTACTTCCTCCACCAACATCAACTCTATTTAAACTTGCTATTATTGATGCAGCTGAAGGTGTTGTTGGTGTTGTACCTTGTGGTAAATATTGCCAAGTTGTGTTAGCACTATCTGAAGCCCATTCTAATTCAACAACATCATTTTGATTAAGAGTTAGTAAATAAGTCCATGCAGGTAACAATTTACTATTAGAAGGTAATGTTACATCTCCTCTAGTACCTGGTACCTCAATACCATTTACATTTACCCAAACTGAAACTATTGCTGCACCTGAACCTTGAACTGCTTGTCCACTCCATTGTAAATTATATACACCATATGCACCTACTTGTAATCCAGTGCTACCTGAAAGTATTACACCATCAGAAACATCCGTTGTATTAAACTTAAATGCATATGCAGTATTAGCACTACCTGATTGAGTTGTACTATCTTGGAATGCACCATAAGAACCTGTTACATAAATACCACTACCTGTTGGTATAGTTAAATTAAATGTAGTTGCATCTCCTTTTCTGAATTGTAATATCTGTCCACTTATACTTGCAGTAGTTAAAGATAAACTTGCTGAAGTATATAAAGATGAAGTTGCAGATTGTAATGAAGCAGTAGCCTGATTTAATTGAGATATAGAGTTTACTATACTTGCAGTCGATTGTGATGCAGTATATACGTTTAATGCGTTTATACTAACTTGCTGTGATGCAGAACTTGCATTCAATTGTGATATAGATGAATCCGTAGATGCAGTATATGCGTTGAATGAAGATGTAGTTACAAAATCACCTGCACTTCCACTAACATCAGGAATGTTTACACTAAATGTAGTTGTATCTCCTTTTGTGAATGTTAAGTTACGAGTACCATTATTAAATGATGCCGTATATAATGCCAAACTAGCTGAAGTATTTAAACTTGCAGTAGTTGATTCTAAATTATTTAATCTAACATTAGTTGAAGAAGTATATGAATTGAATGATGCGGTTAATTGGTTATAAGAGCCCGTATCCAATCCATTAACTGAAATGATTGCTACACCACCTATAACAGTCGCACCGATTGCAGAACCTGTAAAGTTAAGTGATACTGCGTTACCTTGTGGAATACCTTCATCTAATATCGGCATTGAGATTGATGCGGTGATACCTGTAATCTTACTACCATTACCAATAAATTCAGATGCGGATACAAATGAACTTGCACTAATAGATGTGAATGTATTAGCAGAAGTAAATGTGTTTGAGCCCGTAGTTGCGTAACTACCAGTCTTTGCATTTAAATTATTGATTGATGTTTGTTGTGATGCAGTAACTGAATTTAAATTAGTTATACTAACTGCAGTCGAAGCAGTAAACGTATTGATATTAGTTACTGATGTATTTAAACTTGCAGTAGTAGATTCTAAATTAGAGAATCTAATGTTTGCTGATGCAGTATATTGTTGTAAAGATGCAGTAGCTTGGTTTAAGTTACTGATATCAGGTATACTACCCGTTGCAACAGTTACATTAAATGTACTACCATTACCCTTTGTGAAAGTAATTGTATTACCTGCTGCAGATGCGGTTACTAATAGAGAGCCGGTAGTTAAACCTGTTGCTGATGCAGTGAATTGTTCTAATGCATCTATTTGCTGATTCCAACTTCCACTATCCGTATTATACTGAGTCTGATTAACAGTTGAATCAATCATATCCACATTAAATGCTCTTAAATTGGATGGGGTGATTGCTCCGTTATTGTTATTCGGAAATTCCGTATTGTTTTCTACCTTTAAGGCCTGTTTTGAAATTTCTGCCATGTTGTATTTATTTTTAATCTAATATTATATCGAATCCATCAGAGTATCCATCAGAGAATGCTCCACCTTTAGTTCTTACTGGTGATTCAATTACACCAATACCTTGCTGCATCAAATGTCCTTTACAGCATCTAACATCGTATGTATCTGAATCTAAACATAAGCAAGCTCTCCTACTATTCTTAGGTGAACTTAATCCTAAAGTAGGTCCAACGTATATACCACTCTCATTCTCTCTATTGACAGAATAACGTAGGTTACCATTTCTGCTATTTGACCATTTTCCCATTGATACTTTGTTTATTAGAATAACAACTATCGAAACATAAATTGTTATCGGTTACTCATTTTAGCAACTGATTCTTTATGTAATAGATTTTCTAATACAACTTTATCAGCTCTATAAGCTAAGTATAACAGACATTTCTCTAACGGCTCTTTAACAATGACATCGAATTTGGTAATGTCCCCATCGGCAAGCTCAACAATTGTAGCATATGATGCCCACTTCTTTGCAAAATTGGCTTGATGTTGGGAGGCAAGTCCATCTCCATCGAAGATTTCAGGGTAGCGCTCAGCAAGTCCGTTAATAAATTGAATAAAAAAAAAAGTGCCCCAAAATGAACATGCATTGGCACATCTAAGAACTTCTCTGAATTATCTTCAGCTACATATGGTTTAATAGAATAGTATTTGCCTATTTTTTTATCTATTGGTCTGTATAAGATATTCATTATCTTAATCCAATTCTCATCTATCTGAATTGTTTCAAACTTAGTAATGTCAGAATAAGCACCATAACTCATCTCTCCCAAATTAGGTTCAAAGCCGTATTCAACGCCATCTATTGTAATAAATTGCTGTAAAGGTAATTCAGTATTCATTAAGAATGAGCCTAGCTCACCTTTAATCATATTGTAATCATCTACGGATAATCCTCTTAGATATTCAGCCGGCAAATTACATAAGTGCATAAGAAGTAAAGCAACAGTTGCTTCTTCATCATCTTCATATGATTTTAATTCGTTTTGTAATTGTAGCCATTTCTTTAGGTTGATATCTGCATAAGATGTAGGTATCTTAATTTCTAATTCCTTTACCATATATTGTTTTGTTTTAATATTAACATTAATCTTTTTACTTTAGCTTCTTCGTTATCTAATTTAGCCTGCATTGCTATAATGCCTGCACGAAGGTCTTCATTTGTTTGTTGTAGCTCTTTTGCAAATAGAATTAAATCTCTTATCTCTTCTGCTGTCCACGTTTGTTCTTTATCTAATACTGATGACATACTTTCCTTTGTTTGTTGCTTTTTGTGTTAACTTCATCATTGCTACATAACGTGCAGCATCCAATAAGTGGTCTAATCCACCTTCGGGTGTATCTGTAATATAACCATGCTTATCAGTTGCGTATTGATAGGCATACATCTCATTGATTAGGTTTTGTGATTTCTTATGTACATGCAGTTTATGATTCTGCAATACTGATATACCAAACTTAATACTATCAGGTCCTTTTTTTACTGCCTTTGCATTAAAGCCCATTCGGTATAACTCTTCTATTGAACGTGGTTCAGAACTATCACACCAAATCTCTTCAGATTTAGTTATGTCTAATTTATTTAGTTTATCCGAAATATCTTTTAGAACTAATCCCTTCTCATATAGTATCTCTTCTAAGTAAAGGTTATCACCATTCTTATAAACTGCTACAACAGCAGTAGGGTCTTGCGAATATCCCCAGTCCAAACCAAATGCCACAAACTCCGCTTCGTAATCTTCAACTACTTCAAAGTTGTATATTGCTTTATCATTTGCAGCAAACTCACCTTTACCATATATTGTCCATTGCTTAGGGTTCTTATATTGTAACTCTTCAATTGCTCTAACCATTTCGATAGGCAAGTATATGTTATCTTTATATGTGGTAACGTATCTATCACAATCTTGCATTTGTCTTAACCAATGATAAGGTGATACAGTAGGGTTATAAGATAGTATGATTCTGCCTGTTGTTCTTATACTTAACTGAAAATAACTTTCCTCATCTAATTCCGATGCTTCATCTATATAGAGTATATCACTCTTTAAACCTCTTAACTTCTCCGGGTCATCTGAATTAATAAATTGAACTATACTATCACCTAACTTATATGTTCTGTCCGTTGTGTTCCAATCGTTCTCATTCCATATTCCTAAGCTCTTTAGTATATCGGTGAAATCTTTGATTATAGTACGTTTAAGCGATGGAATGGTTCTACGCACCACTGTTATCGTTTGCGTTGATTCTAGCCCCCTTACAATGAGAAATTGGAGTATTGCATACGTCTTACCACTACGAGTTCCACCAATATGTTGACTGACTCTTTGTTTTGATTCTAAAAGATTCTCAAACGTTACAGTAGTGTTAATCGTTACTTCCACTCTTATTTATGTTTACTGATATAGTATGAATCCTTTGGTCAATCTCTGCTCTCATCTCTGTCCTACTTAATTTAGGAAGGGTAAATTCCATTAGCTTCAGAGCCAATTCTATTGCACGTTCCGGGTCTTCCTTTCTAATCTTTTCTAAGTCTGCTGATAGTGTGTTAAGTGTATTATCAACTGCTCTTGCAATTGTTAACTTCATCATCTCCGTAGAACGATTGATTGCGCCTTTTGGTCTGCCCGTTGCTAATTTATTTCCTTTTTCGAATGGCATGTTATCCTGCGTTATTTAAACATATATGTATATATAACATCTGCGGTTTGGTTTGTAGTTGATGTATTCATATATATGTATATATTAACCGATGAGTGCTTCCCAAATAGTGTATAGCATTCCGAATCCATACACCAAGCAGAATAGCAAACCAAAGTATGCTATTAGTAATATCATATCTTCAGTAGTGAAGAATGAGATTATCCCTTTCCACAACCTTATCAATAGCTTTTTCATATATTGTGCTTTTATTAATTCTTTTGTTATTATACTTTTCTTCTAGTCTTATTACTTCTCTTATTACTTTCTGATATATATTTTGTCCGATTATGAATTGAGTCAAAAGTGCTACCTTTAATTCATCCGGCATCTTTCTAACATTTGTGTGATAACCATATATAGGCTCTGTCCATTCTGCTATACCTATTCCGGTTCCAAAATCTTCTGCAAACTTATGGTAATGTTTATCTTTTAGCATACTATCAAAAAATTTAACTATCGACTTCGTTATCCCCCAGCCCCCTCTCATATTCTTCCCACGTTATATTGCGTGTATCGGGGTAATCACTTTCTATCCTTTTTTGTTTTTTAATTGGTTCATCACCATCATGTGCATTAATCCATTTTAAAACATCTTCACTTAGATTTAGTAATCTATTCCGCATTAACTCTCTCCATTCTTCTCTCGTCTTACATTTAAATGTTTTACTAGCCAATGATTTAAAGTAATTGCCTGTTGTAGAATGTCCTTCACTCAATGGGTATGGTACTCTTCCTATAAATCCAATTCTTTTACCTTCTCTTATTGATGCTTCCCTTTGATAATGTTTAGATGCTTCTCTTTGACATTCTACACAGGTATTAGTAGCGTGTTTATGTTTTTGTGGTATATCTTTTACTTCTCCACACTTAATGCATGTTCTACTTTCAATTCTCATCGTATGGATTATTTATAACTTCTTTTAAATACTTTCTTATTTTCTTTACAGCTAAGAAAGTTGTACTTTTACTTATTTTAATGTCTTTTGCTACTTCATCCAATGTTCTTTCACTCATCCAATATAACTGAAAGATACGAGCTGATGGCCACATCTTTGTTGTTTCTAAATGTTTTAATTCATTCATTACGTCATCGAATGCTTTCTGAATTGCTGCATCTTTTTCTTCATCATAAGGTATGTCAATTTCATCAGAATATATTTCTTCTTTTAGTGTTATCTTTGAATTTCTTTTTTGTTTGTTAATCCATCTATGTTTCAAAAATTGCTGGCAGTACATTATGTTATAAGAGTTTCCCCAAAAGATAGATGGGTTACACTTTTCAGCTAAGTAAAGATAGAGTTCCTGCACTAAATCATCTGCAGAATCTCTATCCTTAGTTACATTTAATGCCATATTAAATAACCATTTGTGCGAATCAATATAAAGGACTTCTAGTCTTTTATTACATTCGGTTAATAATAGGCTTCCACTAATCATTATTTTCTTTCTTTTATCCAATTATGTAAATAATCAACGGCTCTTTTCCAATGCGCTCCACTGCTTGCGCAAGTACACGGACGTGGTTCGTTTTCGTTTCTTAACTTATTAAAGTTATCCCAAATGTATGGTGCTTTGTTTTCAGGTAGATATGCTCCTATTTCTGATAAGGTTTTATCTAATTCCTGAAACTCTTCAAATGTCAATGGATAATACTTTTCCATATTAATCTAATTTTTTAAGTTTAGGTAATTTAACATCTTCAGGCTTTTGTAAAGGAATACCCTGATTAGGATAAATAGGATTGTCCAAATTAGCGAACTTCTTTACTAATTCCCAATGTGGGTGTTGTGGTGAAAATGATATACCCATTGAACTCATAATTAATACTAAATCATTTACCGATTCTAAACGAGAGAAATCAATTAAGTAAACTGCTTTTGGGTCTACTGCTGGTGTTTCACCGAAATTTAATGTTGCTTTTTCCATTTTGTTTTTATTTATTTGTATAATATTTTGCTAATGTTAAAATGTAAGGAGTTTCATTCCATACTTCTCTGGCTTCATTTGTTTCTAACCATTTAAAGAAACCTTGCCAATTCTCTTCACCTACTATGTACTTTGTGTTTCCCATATCAGGCATTGAGCGGAATAGTTTCGCATCTGCTACGATTTGTTCTCTACTCCATAATCTCTT